ACGTGGTAGCGGTCGAGGTCCGAGCCCGTGTCGTTGCGGACGGGGACGATCCCGTGATGACGCGAGCCCGCCAGCTCGCCGCTGAAACGGTCCTGCTGCCGGCGCGAGCGGTCGAGCGCCGCATCGACGAAGGCGTTGTACGCCCGCGCGGGGATGCGGAGCGGGTCGCCGGGCCGGACTTTGCGGAGGTCGTCTCCCATCAGCGGTTACCTCCCCGTGTCCTCCAACCGTGGCGGGGCCAAGGCGCGATAGACTTTGGACGATGTGGGCCGCGATGCTCATCCCTCAGCTGAGCGTCAACCGCGCTGCATTGCAGGGCGTGGCGTTGATGGCTGCCGTTCTTGCGCTCGCAGCGATCATGCTCGGCGGCTGCTCGCTGCCCGTCACTAACTACCGGAACAGCTTCGGCGACGAGCAATCGGACCAGCCGTGGATCGGGCCTGGTGTGCGTGCTCGGGCAACCATCCGAGTTAGGGCCGACTTCGTGCGAGTTGACCAGCGCCTCGTGTGGGTCTCTCCGGATGGACGCGAGTTTGACGCAGACGGGGTAGTGGATCGCTGCGAGCGGTACCTCCGGCATAGCGGTGTGACGAGGGAGCCGGATGGCGCTGATCAGGATGGCAGCCCGATGCCGGCGGTCCGCTGGGGACCGCACGGCGAAGTCCTTGCTGCGCCGGTGACGATCTACCCCGATACATCGGTAATCGTGTGCGTGGACCCAACTATCGTCGTTGTGATCCCTGAGCCGCGCTCGATAGGACGCGCGGATGAGTTTCCCGGAGTGATGGACAAGGAGGGGCAGATCGGAGTCAGGAAGATTCGTCACACACTTCGCTACGGCTACCAGCGAGGAACGCGCGGATTGTGGCGCGACGACCTCCTGTGGTACTCGCCTGACCTTGAGGCGGGGCCGAAGAAGCTGTCGTTCTCCAATGACGGCGTGGCAACGCTTCACACTGGATGGGGCCTGATCGAAGTTCGCCGGACTCCATCCGGCTGGGAGACGACGGCGAAACGGGCCGACTGACCCGCAGCACCAGCAGGCCGATGCCCGCATGTCTCCCGCGCAGGCGAGTCGATGCAGTTCGCAGTCGATTTGGTGAGTTGCGTGCATCATCATCCAAGCCCTAACGCCGCGAAACTCCCGCTCTCGTACACGCGCTCGATGTACGCCGCGATGGGCCGCTTCACGATCGCCTTGGCGGCCGCGTCCTCCTGGTCGGCGTAGCGGACCCACAGGTACTCCCAGCCCTTCTTGCTGATCCCGGTGATGGGGCCGATGGCGAGGCCGGTCACGTTGGGGCTGCCGGCGAAGCGGAACGAGATCTCCCAGTCCTCTTCCTCACCGACCTGGGCGCGCTTGGAGCCGCTGGCCCCGAGGAAGATCACCTCGCCGGGCTCGAAGCCGCGGAAGGTGTCGCCGTTGACCTTGCCCGTGAGGTTGAAGAGGACGCCCTTGTACGCGGGCGTGATCTCGTTGTCGGGCTTGTAGTGCGTCTCGGAGAAGTGGAAGACCGGCACCGTGATGTCCACGCCCTCGACGCCGTCGGCGCTGACGCCGATCGCGCCCTTGAAGTCCGGCGCGGTCATCCCCGAAGCGGGGTAGCGGCTCACCGTGTCCAGCGACTGCGTGATGTGCTGGGTGCCCCCGCCGGTGTCGAACTGGTAGCTCGACTCGCCCGTGGCCGGGGGTGTGCCGGCGCTCTCGCGCCCGTAGCGCACCAGGCCGTCCCACATCTCCGGGCCCAGCGGCTCGACCTGGACGGACTGACGCGGCAGCGCGTCGTACGTGTCGGGGGCCCCGTCTTCCAGCGCATCGCGCGCGGCGATGTCGTCGTCGGTGCCGAGGACGATGTAGGCCAGCTCCGCGGAGGGGTTCTGCCCCTTGGTGAGCCGCCGGGAGTCGAACTTCTCGCGCACTTCGATCGGCATCGTCACCTCATCCGAACGCCAGACTCCCCGTTGTCGCCATGTCCGCCAGACGCCGCGTGTGCCGCGCTGTCTGCTCGGTGGCCCGCGCCGTCCGCTCCGCGGCGTCGTTGCCCGCGGCCAGGCCCGCCACGCCCGCGGCGTTGAACGTGCCGCGGACGCTGATCCCTTTGGCCAGCAGGTCGCCCAGGCCCGCGAGCCCGTCCTGGAAGCGCGAGAGCAGGTCGCCGGGCAGGGCTCCGCCCTCGGCCTCGGCCGCCTCGCGCTTGGCGCGGGCCTCGGCGAGGGCCTCCTCCAGCCGGCGCTTGGCCTCGTCGAGCGCGGCCTGCGACTCGGCGATACCCGCCTCGGTGTTGGTGCGCAGTGCTTCCTGCGCGTCCTCGAAGCTCCGGCCGATCCCCGCGAGCGTCGCCTCGTGGATCGCCGCCGCCTGCTCGCGATCGCCGGCTCGCCGCCGCTCGCGCTCGGTCAGGTCGCGCCGGGACCCCTGATCGATCTCCGCGAGCCGAACCTCGAGCTGCTGATCCACCACCTGCTTGGCGGCCTCGACGTCCAGGCCGGAGTCGAACCGCCCCTGGATCTCCAGCATCCGCTTGGCGACGAACGACGAGGCGGACTCCCAGACCTTCTGGAACCCCGAAGTAAACCGCGTCCAGGTCTTGGACAGGAACGAGGTTGTCTCGATCCACGCGACCTCGAGGGCGTGGAACACGATCTCGGCCGCCGCGAGCGCCCCGTACCACATGGCGTAGGCGGTGGAGACGAAGAACTCCTTGGCGCCCAGCCACACGCGGTTGAGCGCCGCGACGCCCTGCTGCCAGATGACCTTGAGGCTCAGCCACAGGACCCGGGCCGCCAGGGCGATGTCCCCGGCGGCGAGGGCATCGGAGATGCCGCCGACGACCTTGCCGACCCAATCCCGCAGGCGGGTGAACTGGGCCATGAGCCACCGCAGCGCCTCGCCGCCCGCGCCGCTGGACACGATCAGCGCCCCGCCGAGCCCGACGACGGCGGCGACGACCAGGCCGATGGGCGAGAGGAGGGCCCCGATCGCCGCGCCCACGAGCCCGAACATCGTGCCGATACCGGAGACGATGCCCGCGAGGACACCCAGCGCCACGCCCAGGCCGGACACGACCAGGCCCAGCCCGATGAGCGCCACGCCGGCGACGGTGATCGCCGCCGCGACCTTGAGCGCCCAGAGCACGACCTCGCGGTTGCGCTTGATCCAGTCCGTGGCCGCGACGATGACGCGGGTGATCCGCTCGGCGATGTCCTTGAGCGTGGGCGCCAGTGCGGCGCCGATGGTGAACACGCCCTGCCTGACGACGCGCCACAGGGTGTCGAGCGTGTCGTTGAGCTCCGCGGCGTCGCGGGCGGTCTCCGTGCTGATCGTCAGGCCCAACCTTCGCGCCCGTTCCTGCAGCGCCTCGATCCCACGCGCCCCCTCGGTGAGCAACGGCAGGAGCTTGGTGCCCGAGCGCCCGAAGACCTCCATCGCCAGCGCGGTCCGCAGGGCCGGGTCCTCGACGCGGGCGATCCGGTCGGCCAGCCGCTTGAACTGCTCGTCGGGTGAGAGGCCCGCCAGGTCGGCCACGGTCAGGCCCAGCATCGAGAGGGCCCGCCGGGCCGTCTCCGATCCCTGGGCCGCCTCGACAATCGACCGTTGCATGAACTTGAGGCCTGTCTCGAGGGTCTCCAGGTCGCCGCCGGCGAGTTCGGCCGCGAAGCCCAGTTCCGACAGGGCCTCGACGCTCACGCCCGTGCGCTGGCTCATCTTGTCGAGCGTGTCGCCGAAGCCGACGAAGTGCTTCGCCGCGCCGAGCAGCGCGGTCACCGCCGCGGCCCCGATCCCCGCCATGCGCACGCCGACGGCCCGCAGCTCCGCCCCGAAGGCCTCCAGCCGCTTCTGGGCGCGCCGCAGCCCGGCGGTGAGCTTGTCGCTCACGCCGAGTTCGACGAAGGCACGGCCGGCCCGGATGCCCCGCGTGTCGGCCATTCAGCTCCCCCTCCGCACGCTGTTGCGCCACAGGAGCGGGAGCTTCGGCCGCTCCCTCTCCAGCGCCGGCCCCATGTAGGGCCGGGACGCGATCTTGACCGTGCGGCTCTCAGGCCGACCACTCCGCCCGTCACGACCCCCACGCCCCCCACGCCCCCCACGTCGCCGCGTCACCGTGGCGGGGCCGCCGTACTCGAGCACGCTCGGCGCGGTGCTGTTCTTGAACCCGACCGGGCCCACGACGACGGAGTCGCTGTGCCGGTCGTAGCCGAACAGAATGAGCCGGCGCAGGCTCCCCTCGTGCGAGTGCGGCGGCTTCCCCGCCGGCGCGGAGCCCTTGCGCTTGCGGATGCTGGTGCGGGCCGCGGTGCGGATGAAGGCGCCGGCCTTGGAGAGGACCTTCCGCTTGGCGGCATCCACCGCGCCGATCACCGCGGCGCGGTCGAAGAACAGGTCCTTGATCCGCATGGTGATCACGCCGCTCCCCCCACGCCCCCCGCACCCCCCGTGCCACCGAACCATCGCTCGAGCAGGTTGAGAAGACTCCGCCGCCGCGCCGGCGGGATGTCCTCGCGGTTCTCCTGGGCGCGGTGCGCGGCCCGGCGCAGCTCCGTGGGCGTGAAGAGCAGGTCGAGCGCGACCCGCCGATCCCCACGTCCGCACATGACGACCTCGCCGCGGGTGGCGAAGTAGTCGGGGCTGGCGCTGGGGTGCTGGTACGGGGGCTTGTTGGGGACACGCACGAACCGGCCTTGAACAATCTTCATCGCGGAATCTCCTCTAGGCCTGGCTGACCTCGCGGCCCTTCTCCAGGCCCTTGTTGAACGACGCCTCCTTCTCCTTGCGGAGCCGGCCCGATCCGAGGAACAGCCCGACGATGCCGGTCAGTGCCGGCAGGGCCGGCCCGAGAACCGGCAGGCCGGCGACGGTCGGGCCGACGGTGTCGAGGGCCGAGAGCGTGAGCTGGCCGAGCAGGCCTCGGATCTCGCCGGCCTTCTCGATGTTGCTCTTCCACTGCGCGCCCGTGGTCTGCGTCTGGTTGAACCAGTTCTGGTACTCGGCCTCCGCCTCGTTGAGGCTGAGGGCCCGCGGCAGGCCCGTGGTCTGCTGGATGGCGTTGGGCGTCTTGACCTTGACGAGATCGCCGAGGTCAAAGCCCGCGCACGACGCCAGGACGAGCGCGAGCAGGGCGAGGCCGGCGAGGTAGACGTAATGGCGAGTCGTCACGGGACAGCCTCCTTGCTTGTCGCCGGCCCCGCTGGGGGTCGTGGGGGGCGTGGGGGTCGTGGGGGGCGGCGGTCGATGAACACGTCCTTGAGGACCGACACGTCGGCGCGGATGGGTCGGTTGGGCTTGTGGTGGGTGGCGTAGGGGTCGAAGTCGGTGGCTCTGAAGGGCCGGGTGCGCTTGCGGTCGCGCTGGGCGTTGGCGATGAGGGCCATGAGGTTCGAGGCGATGGACCACTCGTGGCGCTGGCGTCCCTCGGCCATCGCCAGGAGCTCGCGGAGCGTCAGGGGCCCGGGGTCGACTCCGACGAGGCCGGCGCAGCGCCAGACGAGGGCCCAGGCGTCGGCGGCTCGGCACCCGCTATCGCTTCTTCCGCGATCCGCTCCAGTTCGCCCCCTTCGATCAGCCGGTCGATCCGCTTCTCCACCAGGTCCCGGGCCTTGTCCATCACGCCCCGCGTCGCCGTGAGCACCCGCCCGAGGTTCCGGCGGTCCCTCGGGCTCGGGCAGAAACTGACCAATCCCTCCAGCAGCGCCGCCGTGGCGTGCTCGATGGCGTCGCCGGCCATCGCGCGCCCGAACTCCTCGTCGGAGACGCCGCGCTGGTCCGCCTCGAGCTTGCACACGGCGTAGACGACGTCGCACAACAGGACCGGGTCGCGGGTGAGGCGTTCGATCAGTCCGCCGGTCCCCTCGACGACCTGCATCAGGTCCGTGCCCGTGAGCCCCCGCACCCGCTTGAGCGCGGTGACGTTGACCTCGACCGTCCATTCGCGGCCCCCGTTGTCCTTGAACGTGCGCATCCGTGTCCGTTCTCCTTCCGGCGTCAGCCGCCGATCCAGGTCGGGGCTGTGGCCGAGTACGTGACCTTGGCCGTCACCGAGACGGTGATGGCCTCCTCGAGGGCCTCGTTGCGGCTGAAGTTGGTGATCGAGAAGTCCGCCTGGAGCCCCTGGCCGCTGGTGCCGTCGAGGATCTGCAGGCCGATGGGGTCGTTGTCGAAGAAGGCGTTCTTGATGGCGGTAAACCCCGCGTCGGCGGTGTCCCAGACCATCTCGAACTCGATGGAGCCTTCCTTGAGCG